AATCTCTCTTTGTCTTCGACATCCCTCGCGGACAACTGGAGTATCTTCAGTACTCAGTTTTAGAGCAACTAAAGGACAGGATGATCTTCTCCCCTAAATACGAATCGACAACGAAGATCCTGATGAAAACACCACATGTCATCGTGTTTACAAACGAAGAACCTGACTACAACAAAATGACCAGTGACCGATATGAAGTATATAGACCATACTAAGTGAATCTAATAATTACGTAACATAGTACGCCGAGCATACATACGAGCATAAAGACGGCGGCCTCCAGCACTGCGTCGGTAGAAGCGCCCATAACGTCCACGCACCGCCATCCGACGACCCCTGTTGTAGTAACGACGCCCCGCTCTCGCCGCAATTGGGGCCCAGCGACGGACGCTTCTTGTGTGTCTCCCATAAGGCATTATTTTGGTTCTCTAAAATAAGTAACAATACGACGTGTTAGGTCAAGTGCACTTGGGTCAACAGGTGTCAATCCGTCAGAGCAACTCTTGTCAATCCAGTACACAATGTACGGGCTTGGACAATCGGGTACCGTCTGTCCGTTGTCAAATCTGAACTGTCGCTTTATGGGTATGTACATAGACACTCTTTTCATCCATTTTCCGTTACTTTGTGCGATTTGTGGCAAAACACGAAACTTCTTGCGCCAAATGACGTTGTATTCGTCAGCATTAATTGGCAAGCAACTGAATTCCAACGAACTCAAACTATTATCGAAGTCCCTGGAACGTTCCAATTCACTTGAACGAAAGAAGTCAGTATTATTGATGGAGTTGCCGCATCTTGGTACCAGCATCGCCATATTGACTTCAAAAACATCAGCCACAAGCGCGCTTGGATTGCAGAATTGGAAACATATTTTTGATCCAGCAACGTAACAAAGATCTCTTTGCCTTGCATTGATTTCATCTGCAGTGGTCGTCCCATCCGTACGAGGGATGTTCACAAGATTCTCAGTGTACAATGTTCGCGAAGAACGTCCGAAAGATGTGGTTCCATCACGAATTACAGTCCGCTTAGAAGTGCCTTTACCCCTCGCTTGTCCACCAAGGATACTTGTGTTGGGTTTATAGTACTTGTCTGCGAAACGAGCACCATACTCAAAGGCTTCAAGCAAAGGAACTGGCATTGTAGGGTACGTACCGTTATTCAATAATAGGGTTATGGGTTAGGGGTTTGGGGTTTTTCGGGGTACATCCGGGTGAGATAGTGTAGTATTACCTATCTCACCTCTCGCACGCTCACAAAATTCACAATGACACAAGCGAAACGATGGTGTTTCACCTTGAATAATTACACCGCCGCTGAAGAGAGACACATCCTCGATAATGTCGATTCATACGACTATCTCATCGTTGGAAAAGAGGAAGGCGAGTCTGGCACGCCGCATCTACAGGGCTTCGTCATCTTCAAGCAGCGATTGCGACTCGCAAACGTCAAGCTCCTCATCGGCAATCGCTGCCACATCGAACATACGAAAGGAACCCCCCAACAAGCCTCCGACTATTGCAAAAAGGACGGCGACTTTGCTGAACACGGAACACTTCCCTCCCCTGGCAAACGCAATGACTTCGAGCAACTTCGCGATTGGTTCAAAGAGTGCACGGAATATCCCACCGACCTCGAGGTACTTGAACAGTTCCCTTCTCTCTGGGGCCGGTACCGCAACTCGTGTATCGAGTTTCGACGCCTACTTGCGCCGTCAATTCCCATTGTTGATGGAGACTTCAGAGAATGGCAGTCAATCGTCAACGACGTCGTCGAAGGAGAACCACATCCCCGAAAAATAGGATTTGTGGTTGATCCGGAAGGTAATCATGGAAAATCGTGGCTGACTGCATATTGGTATACGAAACGCACTGACGTACAACGGCTCTCGATCGGAAAACGCGATGATCTCGCCTATGCTATTGATTGCAGCAAATCTCTCTTTGTCTTCGACATCCCTCGCGGACAACTGGAGTATCTTCAGTACTCAGTTTTAGAGCAACTAAAGGACAGGATGATCTTCTCCCCTAAAT